ATCCCAATGCCTAAGTCTTGGAGCAACGCTAAGAAAGCACAAATGGTTTTCTCCGACCACCAACAGCGACCAGACATAGATAATCTCTTAAAAGGCCTTATGGATGCCTTATTGGAAGAGGATTCACACATACACACAGTGTACGCTAGGAAAATATGGAGTAACGAGGGTTGTATAGAGTTTTACAGATTATCTAATCTTCTTCTCTCTTAATATTATAATCTTTATGAGTTTTATATCTTTGCTTATATATAATATTTCTGCATTGCTTTTCAGTTATATTATGTCTGATTGATATATCTATAAATGTTTTACCAATATGACCTTCGTTCTCAATAATATATTTATCAAAATCATTAAACATCATATAGTTTCTTAGAGATTTAGGTGCTATTATACCGTTCTCAACTAAATGATAAACTAGATCTTTAACGGTAAAATTTTTTCCCCACCTTGTTTCAGATTCTTTTGATATAATATCTAAAAACTCATCCACAATTATTTTACTATTTGGCATTTATTTCCATAAATTTTTTGGACACTTGATAAAATCTTCATCTATTCTATTTTTAGAATGCAACATACAACCACAGTCACCGCATCTTTCCAGAGTTTCAATGCCTAATGGTTTTTGGTAAACACCACATTTGTTGCTTCTGCAAATTGATAATCTTTTTTCAAATTTTTTATCACTGGCAAGTTTTACTCCCTCACCAATAATAATTTTCCAAAACAATTTTCTTAAGTCTTTTAGCATATTCAAATATATAAATAATAATTAAAATAAATTAGATTGAGTTTCTTGAATCTGAACATTCAATTGTGAATTACTTATGTCAGCTTCTGTTACAATTACCTTTTGCGTGTTTATAACGCTTGCTAAGGCAGAAACAATTTTTTCACTATTAAATCCAGAATCAAAGCTTCTTTGTGCAGCTTGTCTTGAAGGTGTTATACCGCCACTTTCAAAAGCAACACCACCGCCTGCAACATTCATAGCACTTAGTTGTGGTTTAAACATTGCGGTTGCTCTTCTGTTTATTACAGCTTCACCACCTTCTAATTCAGCTACGGTACCGCCAACAGCAAATTTAACCCCACCTTGTGCGTGTCTAGCACCTTTAACCATTCCTCCTTGTGCAAACTTATCAATGTCACCAGGAACAATACCTCCATCTTCTCCAACAAATTTTTGTGAAGCTATACCAGCAATTTGTGCGGCTACAAAAGCAGACATTATTGGAGCACCTACAATAGCACCAATACCTAGCTCACCAGCTACTTTAGTTATAGCTAAATAACCATTTAGAGTTGCCTGAACTATATCGTTAACCTTATTTAATTGAAACTGTCTTCTTTTTATGTTTTGTATTTCCGCTTCTTTCTTAGCTTCTAAAGTAACTTCTCTGTCGTTAAAAGCCTCTTGCATTGCTTCTGTATCTTGACCAGCTAGTTCAGCTTGTGCTAACCGATCTTTAAACATATTTTCTCTGTCTAGTTTTTGTCTGTCAAACTGTGCGTTTAAATCAGCTATATTGGATTCTGCTATGTTAGCTGAAACACTTAAAGCAATATCTGCTACTTGAGCATAGGTATCAGCAACTTTTTGTATTCTTTCTTGTCCAAGTTTAAATAGCTCTTCATTTAATTCCTGCTGAATTTCAATTTGTCTTTTCTTTGCTACTTCTGCACTTATAATACCTGCATCTTTTTCCCTTTCAGCTTGATCAAATAATTCATCTGCAGTTTTTATCGCTAGGTCCTGCTTGTCAGTATTGTTTTTGAAGAAATTATTTAAATCATTATTTCTGTTTTTTATTTCGTTTTCTATTATAAGCCTGTCATTTGCTTCTTTTTGACCCCGTCTCTGAACCTCTAATTTTTCTATTTCATTGTTTCTTTCAGCTATAAGATTTGTAATTATATCGCTATTTTGAGCTTCCTTTAGTTGTTCTTCAGTTAAAATATCATTAAATATTCTTAACCTTTCATTAGCACCTGCTTGAGTTTCTTGTCCAAGTAACTCCCATCCTGCCTTGTCTATGTTTTTTAAAACATCATAGTTGTTTGTGTTTCTTTCAAAGAATTTTAAATCTCTTTTTGCCTGATCTTTAAAATTATCTTCTCTTTGTTGTTTTATACTATTTATGTTTTTTCTATTTAAATCTAGCTCTTTTTGTAACTCTGTTTCCTTTTTATTAAACTTGTTTATGATAGCAGCTTCCTCTTGTTCGTCAAAGTCTTTTATTGCCTTTGTAGCCGTGTCAAAGAAATTTTTAAAATCATCTTTAGTTTTTGCTAATCTAAATGTGCTAAAGAAACTATTATCTCTTCCTTCACCTGATTTATCTAAAGCTGCATTAAAATTAGTAACTTTTGTTTCTAATTCATCTACAGTTATATTTAAAAGTTGACCATCTTTCAACCATCTTTCATTACCCTGAACCCATTCATCAAAGTCTCCATCTTTTTTCAATTCTGCCTTAAACTCATTAAAAGCTTTATTAGCTTCGTCTAAAAGTTGTATATCCTTGTCTAACTCAAACTTCTGTATAGAACTTTGGAAGTCTCTACCAGTTTGCACGTTTTTTAGAAGTTCTAATTCATCTTGTGCTTTTTTAACCTCTACTTCTTGTTTATCTTTATTGTATTTTCTAAAATCTTCTAAATCATCTTTGTAATCTTTTCTTAGGTTTAGCCTAGTGGTTTTATTTTTTAATATTCTGAATTTAGCCAGTTCATCGTCTCCCTTCAGCATTTCTTCTAATTGTTCTTCCCTAAGCTTTCTTACCTCTGTTATTGCACGAACATCTTCTGTTTTTGTATTTAAAATCTCTTGTCTTTCATCATAGAGCTGTTTTATTTTATCTTGATAAACATTATAACTAATTTCTTGAGCATCTAATTGATTTTTGGCAATTAGTTTATCTAATTCTATGTTTCTTAGTTTTTGTCTGTTTTCTTCTGACAAACCAGACTCTCTGTCTTTAAGATTAGCTATATCTACTCTTAATAGTTCTGACTCAGTAAGAACTTTGTTTAATCTTATTAAGTCTTCAGTTTTCATTATCTCAACATCAAAGTTTTCTAATAGTTCACCATGATCTTGTTTTAATTTACGAAGAAGCTTAGATCTTTCTGCTGTTCCGTCACCAGCCAATACTGCAAGATTAACCTGCTTAGTTATTTGGTCGTTTACTCTACGTTGCATCATTTCATTTTCACCCATTTCATCATTGAGATCCATAAAATATCCAACTAGTAAAGAAACAGCTGTAAGAAGAAGTCCAAATGGATTAGCTCTTATTACGGCACTAATACCCTTTAATGCTCCAGCAAATCCTCCTAATGTTACTGCTGCTGTTCTATAAACTGCAATCTGAGCAGCGACTACATTTCTTAAATTAGCCATGGTAAGTGCTGCTAATCCTGCTGCTGTTCTGGCTACAACAAATCTTGCTGCTAAAGCTGAAATAACAACAAGTATAGCGTTAGCTGCTCTCTTTAAATTATTTAAGGCATTTTCATTGTTTTGTAAATTTTCTACAAATTGTGTTAACCCATTTATTATATTTCTTAAACCACCATCAAACAATTCACCTATAGCAATTCCAAGGCCTTCTGTTGCTGACTTTAAAAGTGTAAAATCTCCTTCTAAGTTGTTAAGTCTTATTTGTGCCATTTGTGAAATAACACCTTCTGCTTCATTTAAAATGCCTAAACTACTTTCTAGTCCTTCAATATTATTCAATAAAGTCAAAAATGCAGGAGCTGATCTTTTGTCTAAAAGCTCTGTAGCTTCCGTTAAACCAAAAGACTCATCCTTCATTTCTTTTAAAGCTTCTATCATTTGTGGCAGACCTTGTACAGTCCTACCTAAAGACTTGTTTAATTTTGAGTTAGCATCTCCTAAACGAAGAAATATATTTTTTAACGCATTACCTGCTAAAGATCCTGACAATCCATTGTTAGCTAAAATCATAAGTTGTGCTGACGTCTCTTCTAAAGTAAAACCAGCTGATCTAGCAATAGGAGCAACAAACTTCATTGACTGTGTAAATCTTTCTAAGTTTAACGCTGAGTTAGTAAAAGAAGCTCCCATAATATCAGCAACTCTTCCTGCTTGTGAAGCATCTATACCAAAAGCTCTAAGAACAGAACCTGCTGTTTCAGCTGAAGAAGCTAGCGACTCACCTGTACCTGCGGCAAGAGCTAAAGTACCGTCTTGTGCTGCTAAAATTTCTTGTGATGTAAAACCTAATCTTGCAAACTCTTCTTGCAGTTTACCTACTTGTGTAGCCGTAAAAACAGTTGTACTACCTAATCTTTTTGCAGAATCTTCTAATTTTTTAAATTCTTTTTCTGTAGCACCAGATATTGCTTTTACAGCAGACATTTGTGACTCAAAATCAGAAAACGTAGTTATAACACCTTTAAGTCCTCCTATGATGGCTCTAAACGCAAAGGCAGAGACAATTGCAATACTTGCTGATTTAAATATTGCCGTCATCTTATTACCCGTACTGTTTAGATTTTGTGCACTCTTGTTAAAGTTTTTTACATTATTATTTCCTTTTTGTAAGGTAGCATCTAAATCTTTTATTGCTAAATTTTGTGCTTTAAAGGCTTTTGTTCCTTGACCTAAAGAGTTTAAACGATTTTTTGCTATTAAAAGCTTTTTATTTAACTCATCTAAATCTTTTAGATCAGCTTTAAACTTGTAAATAGTAGTAGAATCTTGTGCCATTTTATATATTTTTAGTAACTGTTATTGTTTCTATTTCTTGAATTTAAATCAGTGTTAATGCTTTTGAGGTCTTCTTCTTCATCTTTAGTATACAGCTTTTTTAAATCATCTTTTTCTGTATATAAAAGAGTGCAAATAGTTCCGTCAGGTTCTTCTACAATTAGCTCACAACCATGCAGCTCTACCTTTCCGTTTACATCTACAGTAAATGCATCCTCTATAGATTGTAATTTAGATTTGTTTTCTACCGTTTCATATGTAGAAGATTTAGGAACAGCTTCGTCTTTACCGCTGTCCTCTTCTACTTCTACTGGAGGATTTACTTTTGGGTCAACAAACAACGATCCAGTTAAACTTGCATAGTTTGCGTCATACTTCCATTCAATAAGCTCAACTTTTGTTAGTTCACTTTTGTTTGGTTTGTAGTCTTTTATAGATTGAACAGTCCAATAAGTAGACACTCCATCAATCTTTAGGTGTATTATGTCTCTATAATCAAAATTATTTATATCAACAGAGCTTAAGGCCATGTTGCACGTTCGAACAGAAGCACCACCATTCATTTTATCATAAGCGTTCTTCCAATATTTTGTAAACAAACCAGGACTTACATAGCCTGCACCATCATTATAATCACTCCATGATAAATTAAATTCATCAATAGAAAAGCCTTTTTTCCATCCATTAATCCAGCCTAAGTGTGGGTACCTACTTGTAGTAAATACTGTTCCGTCTCCTTTTCTAAAGTCATATGGAGTTGTTTCCTGTACACCGTAATAGTTCAATATCCTTAAATTAAACTTTGGTGTTGGATTGTATGCTGGCCTTCCATAACCGTTAATAACTCCACCATCTGACTGCCACATAACTGGCATTAATGGATTTTGACCAACATTATCACCTGGACTGTTCCATGTAAGATCACCCCAAGCATATTGGTTTGGAGCATATGGATGGTCGGCAGCATTGACATTAGGATTAGGCTGTAATCCATAATTGTTAAATCTATACGTATTGCTAAATACTTTTGTTCCAAATTGTAAAGTTTCTCTTCTAAATCTTTTAGTGTTTATTTCAGTATATGATTTATACTCTGTCAATCCTTGATCCTCTCTCCAATTATACAGGCTTTCTAGACCCTTGTCTGAACTGTCACGCTGATAGTTAAACTCAACACTTTGTGCTAGTTCTACAGCTATAAATTTATCTTCCCAGCTTTTTTTATCTAATCTTGACGTCCAATCTAAAACTTTGCCACTACCAAAAAACTCATCGTATGGCTCTACATATACAACTCTTTGATCTTTATCAGCATACCATTGTAGGTTAAATAGTTCTGTTATGCCTTTTAGATATTCTGTTTGTTTTGTACAAGGCAGAACCTTTGATAAATTTATAAACTGATCTGGCACTGTATTAGAAACCAAAGGAAAAGCTAAAAATTTCATATGTGAAGCATCACACCACATATTAAATATGTTTGATTCGTTGTGACCATGTATCCTGTAAGAAAGATGGTCACCAGCTGCACAAACTACGTTAAAAGTCTCAGTGTCTGGTATTCCTTGTGCTACACCTTGATCAGTGTCATAAACTTTGTTTGCTATACCAAAAACTTGACCATTTTTCAAAAGCTCAATTTGTAAAAAGTTGATTCCATTAGCAAAGAAGTTTTGACTAATATAAAGTGTTCCGTGCAGGTCGACTTGGTATGTTCCTGCAAACGGAGTAGTATACCCTTGATATTGAGCATTTGTTGACCAGTTGTTTCCTAAGTTTGTTCCTGGAACTAGATTCGGATACCAGTAGCCTTTACCAGGTACACCTCCCTGTGCGTCTGGCACTTTTCCTCCAGCCTGAAAAGTACCACCACAAGCAAACTTGTCATTTAATTCTACGTTTGCATATTGACTACCTTGACTGCCATATAAGTCAGAACTTGCGTATTCCTCTCCAGAAGAGTATGGGTGACATAGTCTTTTGAATGTATCAGATTCAATAAAATTACTGCTTATTGTGTATCCTATTGTGTTAAATATCTTCTTAATTAGTCTATAAGAGAATATAACAGGATGAAAGTCATTACTATTATGGCTATAATCACCAGGGTTAACGCTGTTTGCGTGCCATTGCCCATAATTAATTAATCCGTAGAAATAGTCTTTACTTGTAGGTGGTGATCCCCATTGGAAGAATATATTTCCATCTCCAAATAAGTTTCTGCTTGCATCATTTTTAAAGTCTGCTATGTTTTCCCCATCAATATCATCTACAGGAGAGTGATACCAAGAGTTTATTATTGACGCAAAGCTTTTCTTTATATCTAATCCATCACCAAGAGGTATTTCACATATTTCTCGATCCTCTAGTAAGTGCTTCCAGTCTACAGAGTCATCAATTATGTGACAGGAATATTTTCCTCCATTACCTGTAATGCCTTTTTCAACCCTCATAAGGCCTTTAAAGACATTTACGCCATTTACGCTAACCCTACAAGGCATCCAATCTATCTTTTCTTTTATAGACCCTACAGCAAGCATTGGATCAAGTATTCTATTATTATGTGAGTTTGCTGGTATTTCGAAAGTCTTACTGTATGCTGTTGTTCTTTTAGTCAAGTCTTTAAGATTACCTACAGAGTATGTAAATGCTAGCGGTAATGTTTCGCTGTCAAATATATCTAAGTATTCCCATTGATACTGATCTACCGTATAGTTTATTTCAGTTTGAGTTATAGGAGTTTCTATAACTTCAATATCAGCATCTCTTTTTGTAATCTTTATGTAGTCTAAAGTAATTCTTGCTGGCAAATCATCATCTATTGCCTTTGCGTTCAATATGTTTATTGATCCATTAGAAGGATGGTAGTGTTTACCATCGTTCATAGGTATAACACCACCATTGGTAGCTGTGTGCCCAAAAATTGTAGAAACCTGTAAGGCAGACAAACAAACATTGTATACGCCTACAGAAGTTACCTCTAGGTCTGTAGAGCTAGCACCCTCAATGTTGTTATTATATGCAGCTCCTTGTAAAATATCAATTTTTGCATTTAAAAGCTGAGAAACTGATATTTCTATTTCAAATAGGTCTTGTGCTCCAGTTCCAGCACCCATACCCCAGTAGTCAGAACTTAATCCTAACATACCAGAATTTCTAAAGCAGTCATCTGATTTAACGTATCCTAGTGTTGTATCTCTATAGGCAGATCCTTCATAAGACCCTATATCAGTTTTAACAGATAGACTACCGCCAATCCAATAAAAAGGATTACCAGAGCCGCCTGAGCTATCCCAATTCATTGAGTGTTTGTAGGCTGAAATATAGTAGCTGTGATCTTGTGGTCTAAGCCATAAATCAGGATTAGATAAACTATAGTCACCTAAGGTGTCAGAACCATTACCCCTTAATAATAAATGGTTATTTGCAAAACAACCTAAAACTGAAAATACAGATCCGCTTCTTTTCATTACAGTAGAATTGACACCTGTAGTTTCAACATTGTTTACAAAATATATACTTCTACCCTGTACGTTGTGTGCATAATCTTTATTATTTCTTGGCTCATACCTTAATCCTCCTGCTGTAGAAACAGGATTTATAAAAGGCATATTTTGTGGCACAAGATTATCATCATATAAGTTTATGTACACAATCTTATCATCGTTTATACCGTTTCCTGGCATAAAAGAGTTATTGTTCCAGGTACCTAAATACGATAACTGACAGCCTTGTGTGCCCGTGTTACCTACACCAACAATTTCTTGTAATGTACCTCCTAAATTGCTTGCTGTTGTTGGAACTGAACCTTCATAAAAAACCCTTTCACCTGTATTACCAGAAGGAACGTTGAAGGCTTGTTCTTCATATGTACCAGGGTCAATACACCCCTTGAACTCTATAGTTGTTTCTACACCAGTTTGAACTTCTGTTGTAATGTCTTTTGACCCTACTACTGAACCAATTTCTAGAACACAGTTATTTGCTTTAGGATTTATGTTAGCCATTTTACGAAGTTTGCATAGTTAGTTGTTCAGAATAAACATAAGATATTTCGACATAAGATGTGCCTGATTCACTTGTATAAATCGTGCTACTATCTGTATTTATTACAACAGGAATTAAAACTGAGTTTGTTTGTGCCCAAAAGTTTTTGTTAGGTGGTTGTTTTGGCTCTACGTCAATCCAGACCATTGTACTCGAAAGCAGCTCTTCTAAGTGTAAAGCTATTTCTTTACCAACAGGCTGTGAAACTAAATTGTAAATATCTTCTCTGTCTGTATGTAGAACAGTCCTATTGTGTAGACTACCTTCAGCTGGATTAGCAAATCTATCATAAATAGTTCTATTGTTTGTAACCTCTTTAGTTTCTACACCATAAACATTAATCCAATCATAACCACCAGATGAGGTTTTGAAAACAAACTTAGTTCTATTGCACTCTCCGTTACCTGCTTTATCTGACCAATCAACATACAATGTGTCTATTTGATATGCAGGACCTCCAAGTGGATTTCTAGAGTGAAATAAAAATCTATAGCCAGGTAATATACCTTTAACAAAAGGAAGTATTATTGCTCCTTTACTGACTAAGTTGTCTGAAGCGTCTATAATATTGTTTGTTCCAGAACCTCCGTTTTGTATAATATAAGAAACAAGTGCATCTGGATGTGCTGGTATCTTGTACAGTCCAGACTTATCATCTATGTACATTGTTGTGCTTGAAACAACATTGTTTCCTGTACTGTCTAAAATATATATTGATAGCCAGAACTCTCCAAACTGCTTTGCACTAAGGCCTACAGGTTGATATATGGCATCAGATTTGGAGTCTTTACGATTTATAGTATATGACTTGCTAGCTATATGACTCCTGAATGAGTTTAGAGCTGATAGTCCATAACGATTGTAATCTGGAGAATTCTGACTGTATTTTATAGAAATGTCATCTTGGTATGAAGGAGTGTTATTACCTAAAATTAATCTGTCAATTGTTAAAAACTGATCAAAATTATTTCCGCTATCTAATCTTTGTGTAAAATCAGTATTGGCATCTAAGGCATAAAACCTTGTAGAAGTAACATTGTCGTTTACGTCTTCTATAAAAGGCTGGTTGGGTTGACTCGCATATCTTTTTGCGTGTACTCTTAGTCTAAAGTAACCTCCTAATTCATAATAACCTGGCCAAACACCTGCTGATATAAAACTAAACTGTCCTCTTATTACTAGCTCTCTAATATAACCCATAAGATTAAAGCTATATGTGTCAGGATTGTCGTTGTCTTCATAGGCATTTATGTAAACGCCAGTACCTATAAATATACCGCTATTTATATATGTTTCTCTTTCTATTTCACCAACCATAAAAGCAGCATCACCCTCATCATCTATTACTTGACAAATTATTGGCCTAGCTGTAGTGTAAAACTTGCTATCTGTATCTTTTATTATTGCAATAGTTGCCATATTATGTTTTTATTGTTATGTTTAATATTTTGTGTATTTCTTTGCTTGCAACAGCTTTTGATTGTGTAGCAAAAACTTTAGACACTTCTTTATCTACATTATCTTTTATCTCATCAACCCAGCCTTTATTTTTAGGAGTGTTTTCTCCTTTTTTTATTTTGCTTCTGGCAATGGCAAATGCAGCCTTTAGTGCTGCCTTACCTTGTAAACCTTTTTTGTCTCCTAGCCATCTTACTAAATTAGTTATGTATGGATTAGGATTTACGTCTCCATCTCCTCTACCTGTAAAATTAAAAACAGTAGAAAAATCTTGGCCTTTGTTTAGTTGTTCACCATAAAATACACCTCTTACTTCTAATTCGTCTAATCCTGTTTTTACATTTAAACTTTGCCTTAGTCTTCCTGACGTTTGCATTTTAAATTTAGATCCAGGTCTTTTTCTGTTTATCTGCTTTTTAAATAGCCTTATTGCTGTCCTGCCTGCAACATCATATATTTGCTTCTTAATATTCATTTTCTAACATCCAGAAGCTTCACATTCAGCTAAAGTTGCAAAAGTACCTGATCCGTCACCTGGATCAATACAATCTCCATTTACACAATTATAACTGTCAGCAACTGGTGCTGGCGGCCAAGTAGAGGTGCAATCTATATCTATGCAGTTTACAAAAACCTCTAAACTAAAGTTACAAGTTACACTAACCAACCTATCATTGTGTGTTCCCTTGTTTCTGAATATGTCAATGGCATCTGAAGTTATAATATCTTTACAATTGTTGCTAGCTCCAAAACAAGATAAAAAGTTAAGCAGTCTGTTTTCTAATGCAGTCATTATAACATGAACATTGTCAACAAGCTCAACTCCTGTAACATTTGATTTAGAAATTGGTCTAAAAGCAGTAACAGTACAATTGTATTCTTGTAGATTGCTGTTTATATCTATTAAGGTTGACTTAGGGTAAGCAAAATTTAATAAATCATAACTTATGTTGTGATCAAAATTTATGCTACTTAAGTCTCCAAACTTAAATGCATTAAAACCTGCACTAGTAGCACAGGTGTTCATGTTGTTAACTATTTGAGTTAAATTAGTTGCCATTATTTTGCTTGTTTTTTATTTAATTCATTTAATATCTCATCAAATTTAGTGCAGGCATTTTTCCAAGACAAATACGTCAAAATTTCATCTAGCTTAGCGTTTAGCACACTATCAACCGCACTTTCATTACCCTTTGTAAATATACCTTCAGCTGCAACTCTGTATACAGAATTTAACCAGCCGTAGCCATCTATTGTTCCTTTTGCTGCTCTTGCAGCTTTTGCATTTCCACCCCCTTTGAGATTAGGAAATTGGTCATCAATCCTTGTTCTAACTTGTTCAAAAAAAAAGCGACATCCCAAATTGTTGCCATGTCTAATTTTTCAAACATTTTAGCTCGTTGATCTATAAGATCATCGTTTAATTTTTCGTCCTCATCTTCTTTTTTACACAAAATAGCTAGTTGTCTGGGCATATAGCTAATTTGTCCTTCTTGTATAAGATTAGATTGTAATTCCAGCTGTTCTGCTTCAATATATCTTCCAAAACTAGATTTTCTCATCAAATCCTTTGGTAAATAAAACTTTTCATCACCAATAGTAAAAGACTGTATATCTATTGGCATGTATTTTTGATTTATGAACGCTAAAGTTTTCATTAAATCATTTGCTTCGGCCATGTCCCAATGAGAAACATCCTCAACACTAATACCTGTCCAGAAAGACAAAACTTCGGTATTATAATCTAACTGCATAAGAGTTTCTCTAAACTCAAAATCATCATCTGGATTGTCTTCCTTATACTTTTCTATTTTATTATTGTGTTTTTCTACAACCTTAGTAAAGGCATAAAATCTTTCCCAGCTTACCTCAACCCATGACTCAGGCATAGTCACGGTCTTATCATTCATTTTGAATTCTTTCATTAATTTAAATTTATATTCATATAGTTTAAGTCAGAAGGATTAACATCTATGCTTTCGTTTAGCTCTTCAAGCACAGATATGGTCAAATATAACAATTTTTCCTCTACACCTTCAATATCTTGGTTCTGATATAGTAATAAACTGTTAAAATAGCCTTTTGCAGCCCAATATAAATTATTTGGTAAAGAAATGTACCATTCTCTTGCTTCAACAGTGCCCTCTAGGCAATATTTGCCTAGTCCGTTGTGAAAAGTTATAACATTATCAATTAAACTTTGAAACCCAACATAATCTTCATTAAAAAAAGTAGAATTATAAACAAGGTCTGTAACATCATTTAAGTATTTGTCTACAATAACAAAATGTTGTTCATTTAGAAATAGTATTTCCTGTTCATAATCCATCTTACAATATAACAAACAACTTATGGAACTTTATGGAACAAAAAGTTAGTTTTTTTACCTCCAAGCCAAAATTCTTTTATCATTCCCAAAAACGTATCTCATTCGCATCATCAGGGCATCAGCAAAGTCAGGAGAGTGTCCTAACACAGCTTTCATCTCTTTCTTGCTAATTATTGCTAATTTATTGTCATTATCCATGTTTTTTCTTCTAATAACCTCAAATTCTTCTATTATTTTGTTTCTCATGTCAGTATCATTGCATTTTACCCAAATATTACCAACATTTACTTGTTCAGCGAGTTTATAATAGCATTGTGTCTTTAAATTTTGATAATTTTCTTTGTTTAGTGGTTTGCCGTTATTTACAAAAGGCACAACACCCTTCATGTAGTGAGAAAGGTACTGTCCAACACCATCACTATCAACAATTATGTTTTTTCTTGGTACATTGTGCTTATCAGCTAGATTTTTTATAAGTTTTTCGACATTATCTGCAGATGTCTTGTCTTTTGTTATAATTTCTTCAACAATCATACCATTCCACAGGCAAATCACTAATTTATCACTACCTAAGAGGGCAACATCGCAAGAAAGGTACTTTTCTGCACCTTCTGAAGAAACAGATGAGTTTGTAAACATGTCTAAAATAGCATCATACTGAAAAAGCCTGTCTTCTCCAGAATCATACTCCCAGTTACCATGCAAAAGCCTTTCTCTTGATACAGGATCAAGTTTTCTTAGTTGTTCCTCATAAAATTCAGATATATGTGGGTTGTCTACCAGTTTTGCTTGCACAAACTTCTTGTGATCGGCCAAAGTACCGTCTCTATTCTGTTTATAGAAGTCATAAACCCAGTTTTTAGCAGGGTTGCACGACATAAGGACCTTTGGTCGTAGTTTGTACTCAGACAGCTTGTATCTTATCCTAGATGCAACAACATTCTTTGCTTTTTCTGTACATTGGTTCACCTCATCTATAAAGGCACCAGAAATCTCAAGGGAACCAAGTGAATCAAAATTTGGATCAGCTGGATACTGATAAAGGTCTTTTAAAATTATTTGGCTGCCGTTAACAAATTCTATTACGTTAGATTGTGCGTTAAATTTGTATGTTTCTCCCTTTTTGACATTCCAATCACTGCAAACTGTAAAAAAAGAGTTAAGCGTGGTCTCTTTTAGTGTTTTTAGCACGGCTCTACCCATTAGCCAGCGAGTTCCTGGATAGCGAAGGCAAGAATACAAAAGCCAAGCTGCTCCAAAGTAACTCTTACCACCTCCAGCACTACCTCCAAACAAAATTTCACTTGTTTTATTGTCGTGTAAATATTCCCAAGCGGTATGTTGCTTTATCGTTGGTTTAAAATTTATCTCCAATTTTATTTACTGCTGCTTTAATTATATTTATAATTATTACGCAAATGTAGTATGCTAAAACAAATGGTACCGCTGCAAAAACAGCCAAAGTACCAAATATATATTCTAGTATACCAGCACTTGCTTTTTTTTCTTCTATAATTTTATCTAACTCGGCCATATTACTATTAATATTTTTTTCATTATTATTCAATTATTATTCCTTGTGAAGCTAAAAATGTTTTTGAGTCTTCAGTCAAATCAAAGTTTTCAGCTACAGCAAGCCTATCTTGATGAGTAGAATTATTGGCAACCTGATCATCTGCAATCTGAACATAATGTTTTGCACGATCTCCAATATCAGTACCCTCAAATATAACACTATTATTTATCCTAGTCATAAGTTCTAGTATATTATAATCTACAGCCGTGTATATATCATACTTACTACTGTTTGTTTCTTCAAGAGCAAGAGTGCTTTCAATCCAAGCTATTGCTGTTGTTGCTCTGGCCGTAGTTCCTGCAGAAAGTAAAAAAGCTTTTAGTTCTTTAGTTGTCATATCCTCTTGTAGGTCATAAAAGGTATTGCCTATCGAATATTGCAATCTCCAAAGTGTACCAGAAACCAACTCATTGACTATTGGTTTTCTGTAGGACACATCTTCCTTTGGTTTAAAGAATCCTTTCTTATCTGTAGTTGTTTTTTTAAACTCAGATCTTTTTGCAACTCTGCTAGTCATAGGAGCTCTTTTTGTAACATATTGAGAATCCATTACTGACTTTGTTATACCAAATCTAATTGGCGTTGATATTGTTAAATCCATTTTTTAGTGTTTTTATTTGTTTCTAAAGTTTCCATAATTAGTCATTTAATTTTATTACATTCGTACTTATTATATTTAAGTTATTTACTTAATAATAATATTCTTTAACAAAAGCTTTTTTCTTTTGTTGAAGCGATTATCAGGGTTAGTTATGTGTTGTCGGAAGGGTTCTGATAGTTAAACACAAACCCTTCTCCTCCACTAGTAACATCTACCCTGTCTACCACAATGCCCTTCATCTTTGCAACATCTTGCAACAACAATCTGCACAAATTCAAATCACCAGCTTGATAAGACTTACGATATAAATCTTGTAACATAATCTGATGCTTATCAATTTCATATTCTCGTTCC